AGAAATTCCAACATTACAAATGAAGCATTTTCATTTGGAGCACCAGTATTAGAGGCAACAACACGATTACATATTTGTCCATCTTCTTCATGCATATTGAAATTAAATTCATTATACAATTTTCGTATTGCACTTAAGTCCCACTTAACACCAGTTTCAGAAAATATTCTTTTCCAGAATGTTATCATTAAATCATCACCATATACTTTTATTCCCATCAACTTCATTATATAGCTTGGAGTAACTTTAAAAAATTTACTAAAAACATACCAGTTAACTGACAAATTAATCATCGAATTCAATATAGCCGTAAATATATCACCACTAGGTAATGCTTTAGCTATAAGAGAATATCCACTACCATCAACATTAGGAATAGGTTTAATAGCAGTACCCATAGCACAATATATAACTAGAGCTATGATTAAATTTCGATTTGCTGCTTCTTTTGAGTATTTTTCTCTTCCATCAAGATTCAACATTTTTCTATCAATTCCATAATAATCCAAATATCCCATAAGAACATAAGATATAACCGGAGCTAATATACCTGTGTCAAAAAATTTGAAATCAATTACTGTAGTAAATGTCTTTTCTGTAACTTCATCATTAAAATCATTAACTTTCTGATTCCAATCTTCTTCACTACTAGGAGCAGTAGGAAAATGATCTAGAATATCAGGAAATGAATTTTTATAAAATGATACAAACATTTCTTTAGCACCACCATTGATTAATTGAACACACAAAGGTATAGGGAAATCATTAGTATAATGATTCCAATCACCAGCCAATATTCTTCCAATTAAGTATTTTTCTAAAGGAGAAAGAAAGAATAATCGACTCTTATCCTTATATACCCAATTCTCTCCATCCCAAGAACATGTAATTTCAACTTTTGAACTTATTCCACTACTGGTAGTAAATTTAGACAATAAAACGCTAAGCATTTCACGGACTGTCCTGGTATACATAACTTTACTTTTAGCACCAATTTTATTTATAATTTGAAATGGACCCATTAATTCAGTAAACACATTTAACATGTTTTCACGCGCTATATTAATAACAGCACCTTTTTTCAACAATTTACCATTATAAGGATCAAAATAATTTCCGGACGATGATTTATTGACAACATCAATATTCTTTAAACGTTCTAAAATATCTGGAATAGGAACAGAACCGTCACTAGGCAAATTCATCCGTTGTAAAGTATGCCTACGAATCATATCCCACATTAACTTAACACACGTAGAAAATCGTTGACAATCAAGAGCGTTCAAATTCGTAGTTAATGGACCTTCTAAAATTTTACCAAACGTTTCAACATTTTTTAGCAAATTATTT